TACTCATGCTTGAGGGCATTGAACCTAACAATAGAATGGGACAAGTACGCTGGTACAAACTACCTGAGAAAGGCAGACTATACGTAGTTGCTCTCGATCCATCATTGGGTACAGGCGGTGACCCTGCTGCTATTCAAATCTTTGAAGCAAGTACTACTACTCAGATTGGTGAGTGGAAACACAACAAGACTGACATACCTAGTCAGATTAAATTACTTGCTGAGATTTGTAAGTATATCTCAGAAAAAACTAAAGAACCAAACAATATCTACTACTCAATAGAAAACAATGGTATTGGACAAGCTGCTATCGTATCACTAAACGAATACGGTGAATCAAATATACCGGGCGTCTTTATTAGTGAATCAGGTAAAGGTAAACGCGGATTCACTACTACTAATAAGCCTAAGCTTGCTGCTTGTGCTAAGTTCAAGACATTGCTAGAGTCAAAGAAGATGACTATTCACAGCCGTTCTCTTATTAGTGAGTTGAAGGCGTTTGTTGCGTCTGGCGGAAGCTATGCAGCTAAGATAGGGGACACCGATGACTTAGTAATGTCATCCCTATTAGCAGTCAGAATGATGACGCAATTAGCAGACTATCACGGAGACTTAGAGAGTCAAATTCGTGACCACGATGAGATGGTAATGCCTTTACCGTTCTTTGCCGTGCTAGGCTAAATTGGGATAAATACTAACATGGCACAAGACACTGAAACTTTTAATGGCGAACTATACAATCTTCTTAAAGTAAGAGGTTATAAACCTGTCCCACTCAATTCACAGAATCAAAGAGTTGGCGCAAGTCAAGAAGCAGATGTCATTGAATTCACCTTTACTAAAGACGGTGAAGACTACGGTAAAGTTTGGGTGAGCATAGATGATGCCAGTAGCGTAAAAATCTACTTTGATGATGAGCAGCAAGATAGTCCAGATACTACTACACCGGGTACAGAATATGATGATACATGGACTGGACTATTAAAGTTTATTAAGGCTTGGGCCCAACGCAGACAATTGAGCTTTGAATTAACAAACAAAGATAGATTAGGCGATGATATGAGACAACGGGACTACTATAAAATGAAAGAAAAGCTAGGCGAAGGTTACTATTCAATGGGTAAGAAAGCATCTTACAATGATGCTGTTCCTAATGTAAAAATTGTTTTACAACACAACCGCGCACTTGAAGAAGGTGAGCAACGCTATCGCAATGTTGCTCGTATCTTCCTTGAGAATGCTGACGGCGAAAGATTCTTAGCTCCAACCACTAAACCTGGCATTGCTCGTGTATATGCTCGCCACATCGCTGAAGGCGGAGTTCCCAATGATGATCGTTGGAACCATATTAAATCCGTTTGCGAAGATTACAATAAGATGGCTGGCTTTGTCCGCGCCACTCGTAACAAAGAATTTAACGAATCAGCACAAGATTTAATCAACGAAGGTGCTAATCACTATACCAACCTTCGTGAAACACTTCATAAGCTAACAGGTCACCGTGGTTACCATGCTTACTTTGAATCATGGACACCTTCTCTAATGGAAGACGAAGGGGAAGACCTTGCAATCAACGAACTTTTCGTTCAGGAAACAGTGGATCCTCGCATTGAAAGCGTAATGCCAATCTTGTCTAAGTTGCGTAAGAATGTAGCTGAGATGAGCGAAGTAGATACTCTTGCAGAGTGGGCTGATTCCATCATTAGTGAAAAGCTAGAAATGGATTCGACTACAAAAAGCATGGCAGTCCCTGCTGACGAAATGCTTGACGAAGCTCCAGGCGCAGAAACATTATCACATAATCAATCAACTGAAAAGTCAAACTTAAAAGCATTTGACCTTGAAGAGGGCGATGTTGTTCCATTCAAGAAGAAAGATGATGAAGATGACGATGATTGGATTCCGTCAATTGAAGACTTTGAGCAGGAAGAAAAACACCGTAATCGCAAACGCACCCCTGCAAACGATGTAAACGAAATGGATAAGAGTCCAAAAGCTAACCCATATAGTGGGCAGGGGCATCGTAAGGGCGATGACCATGCAGGTAAGCCACAGCACACTGCTAAAATGCTAGCTGCTAAACAGGCAGTTAAGATGGCTAGAAAGACACTTGACAAATCGTTCAAGGGCGATGTTGAAGAAAACTTTATCAGCATGGCCCCTCAAGCAGTAGCAGAAGAAGAAGTTGAAGAAAGCGGATTGCAGGCATATCTCGGTAAAAAGAAATATGGCGAAAAGGGCATGAAAGCACTTCAACAAGCAGGTCGTGATGGCGCAAGCAAAGAGAAGATGGCAACAATCCGTGCAAAGCATGATAAGCTTGATGAAGTACAAGTAGAAGAAGATTTAGACGCAAACCAAAAGCGTGTAGGTCAGCTTGGTCCTACTGAAAAAGTAAAGAACAACAACATTGGTAAACTCGTTGGGGCAAACGAATCAACAGAAATTGCTCCAGAACTAGCTCGTATTATTGAAATGGCTAGATTCAAAAGATAACAACATTTTGGGCGCATAGTGTAAAATATTAATATATTATGCACCCAATTAAGTTGTAAATACATTGCACATGAGTTATAACAGAACTTGTGTGTAGTTGTCTCCGACAACGAAACATAAAAACACTAACAAAGCTCAACTTAGGCACATTTAAAAAGGAGAAAACAAAATGGCTAGTCTAGCAGAAATCCGGGCCCGTCTTACGGCTCAAGAAAATAAGAATCAGAACAACGGTCCTCGCACACAATCTGATAACGCAATCTACCCCCACTGGAATATCTCAGAAGGTTCAACGGCAACTGTTCGTTTCCTTCCTGATGCCGATGAAACTAACGAATGGGGATTTTGGGTCGAGCGTCAAATCATCAAGCTCCCATTTAATGGCGTTAAGGGTGATCCTAATGTAAAGCAAATTACTGTTCAGGTACCGTGCGTTGAAATGTACGGCGAAAATTGTCCTGTTCTTGCAGAAGTTCGCCCATGGTACAAAGATGAAACCCTTAAGGAACTTGCAAGCAAGTATTGGAAGAAGCGTTCATACATCTTTCAAGGCTTTGTTCGCACTAACCCAATGGGAGACGATCAGACTCCGGCAAACCCTATTCGTCGTTTCATCATTAGCCCGCAGATTCAGACAATCATCAAGGCATCATTGATGGATCCTGAGTTGGAAAACATTCCAACTGACTATGTAAGTGGTCTTGATTTTAACATCAAGAAGACAAGCAAAGGCGGATATGCTGACTATTCGACTTCTAACTGGGCCCGCAAGGAAACCCCGTTGACCGAAGCTGAACAGGCTGCAATTGATGCACATGGTCTTTACAATCTTAAGGACTTCTTGCCGAAGAAGCCAAGCGAAGCAGAACTTCGCATCATCAAGGAAATGTTCGAAGCATCTGTTGATGGTCGTCCTTATGACAATGAGCGCTGGGGCGCTTACTATCGTCCTTATGGGCTTGAAGCTCCAGCTGGCACTTCAAGTGCAGCAACTACTGAGTCGGTTCCTCCGAAAGTAGTTGACTATGAGCCAAGTCACGGCGCTCATTCACGGCCTCCTGTAGATGACACTCCTCCGTTTGAAACTGATGAACCAGTTAAGGTTCCAGAGTCAACTTCAAGCGATAAGGCACAAGACATTCTTGCAATGATTCGTGCCCGTCAGGCTAAGTAAAACTTAGTAGGGGGAGGGGCAACTCTCCCCCAATTGACACGGAGAAATTTCATGACAACAGCAGAAGATAGGTATAGAGCTATCAAACAAAGCAGAAAGATGTTAGAGGAACTTTGCGATCCAGGCAAAACTCCTCGTGTTCCAAGTATTGTTCGTGACCGTGCAAGATCAATTCTCCGTCATTATCCTTCAGATTTTGACTTAGATACCATTGCAGAAAATAGTCCCGAATTACTTGAAAAAAAATCAAATACTGATAAGCTCTTAAAAATTATAAGATAGGAAAAAACATTGGCAAAACCATTTGATATTAGTAAGTTCCGTAAGGATATTACTAAGGCAATCGACGGCCTTAGTATCGGATTTAATGATCCAACTGATTGGATCAGCACAGGCAACTATGCACTCAATTACCGCATTAGTGGTGATTTCAACAAAGGTATTCCTCTCGGCAAGGTTACAGTCTTCGCCGGTGAATCAGGTGCAGGCAAGTCCTACATCTGTTCAGGAAATATCGTAAAACACGCCCAGCAGCAGGGTATCTATGTTGTACTAATCGACAGCGAAAACGCACTTGACGAATCTTGGCTTCATGCACTAGGTGTTGACACTGGTGAAGACAAGCTCCTTAAGATGAACATGGCAATGATTGATGACGTTGCAAAGACAATTTCGGACTTCATGAAGGGCTATAAAGCTATGAATGAAGAAGACAAGCCTAAGGTTCTGTTCGTCATTGACTCGCTTGGCATGTTGCTCACTCCGACTGATGTTAATCAGTTCGAAGCAGGTGATATGAAGGGTGACATGGGTCGTAAGCCTAAGGCATTGACTTCACTCGTTCGTAACTGCGTAAACATGTTTGGTTCAAACAATGTCGGGCTTGTAGCAACTAATCACACTTATGCGTCACAGGATATGTTTGACCCTGACGATAAGATTTCAGGTGGTCAGGGCTTCATCTACGCATCATCTATCGTTGTTGCAATGAAGAAGCTTAAGCTCAAGGAAGACGAAGACGGCAATAAGGTTTCTCAGGTAAATGGTATTCGTGCTGCTTGTAAGGTCATGAAGACTCGTTACGCAAAGCCTTTTGAATCTGTTCAAGTCAAGATTCCTTATACTACAGGTATGAGTCCTTACTCAGGTCTCACTGATATGTGTGAAGCATTGAAGATGCTCAACAAAGAAGGCAACTCGCTTGTTTATACTAAGCTTGATGGAACTATCATTAAGAAGTTCCGTAAGGGTTGGGAAGCAAATGATGACGGTTGTCTTGATGCTATCATGGACGAGTTTGAAAGAAAACAACAAAAGGCATCTGCCCTTATTGTTGACGAAGTAGAAGAGGAAATGGCAGAATGAGTCTCCCTCTTATCAACGAAATCTGGAAACTTTTAAAGACCAGTATTGAAGCTGGTGACACTGATGGTGCCGCCGAAACATTAGTCAATTATCTTGTTGAGGAAGATTTTTCTCCGGCAGAGATTAAACAGGCCTTTCGTGGTGATAAGGATATTAAAGATGCATTAGATTTCTTTATGGAGACTCCTGATGATGGATTATATCACGAACCGGATGATGATCTATTCTTAGATGAGTATGACCTTGATGATGATGACGAACACGACGATTATTATTAATGACTTGGTACAGTAAAGTAACCACTGACCTAAGCAACTTGCCGGACTTCATTTCTCACTATGAAAGTGAGTTGATTTCAGCAAAGAGCGATGTAAAGGTGTATGGCAATGTTGAAAAGAACATTGCCGCACTACCTGGAGTAACCGAGTATCGTTTCAACCAACTACAAGAGGTTGAAGCGGTACTCAGGTACCTCGAAATTCAACTGCGTAAGATTCGCAGAAAGCATTTTCAAAAGTATCTTGAAAAGTATAATCGTAACCTGTCTAGCCGTGACGCTGAAAAGTATGTTGATGGTGAGGATGAAGTTATTGACTATGAAGTGTTGATTAACGAAGTAGCCTTGCTTCGTAATAAGTGGACAGGTATCATCAAGGCACTAGAGTCAAAGAACTTTATGCTTGGGCATGTAGTTCGTCTAAGAACCGCTGGTATGGAAGATATCTCAATTGGGTAACTACATACTTGATTTTTAACCTATAACATAGTAGATATAGAATATGACACACGCACTTGCAACATTAGCTTCGGTCTTTGATACTGCTATCACATGGCCCATAGCATCAAAACAATCCGAAGTAAACGAAGTAAACGAAGTACCTACGATTGAAGACCCGTTGGTTTTGAGTTGTACGTTGTTTCGCTTTGCTAATCCTAATAGCGAAGACTACGATACTGACGTAAGATTTTTAAATCTTATGAACCATCAGAATCAAATTCTAAAGAAAACAAATGATGTTGACCGCAAGTTAGCTGATGAAATTCGTAGACATTATCGCGGAAAGTTTGTCTTTCTTCGATTGCGCGGGGAACAGCCCACAAAGTTTAGGCAAGATTTAGAAAAGTTTGTTGCAGTTGATTGGGACCCTTCTTTCACTATCACAGAAAAGACTGTGGGTTTGATTTGCAAACTTCCTTTCTTCTATGAGCATGATATGGGTCTAATCAATGATGTATTTGGTTCTGAAACATACAACATTAAAAAGTATGTATCTAGTAATGACCCCGTCACATTGACGTTTATCAAGGTATTGGACGAGAATCAAAAAGGAAAAACTACGTTTAGTTATTGGTTCAAGGACTCACATGATAACAGATTTAGTATTCCAGTAGAAAAGAATAACTCACTTCTTCCCACCTGGGAAGAGTTTATTAAGAAGCCGGTAACACTCTCAGGACACTATACTAGTCGCTCGTATGATAGTCTAGAATTCTATAAAGTGGCCAGAGGATGGAAGATTATCGGTTGACAATCATATAAAAGGATGTTATAACTAATGAGTGATGAAAAGTTGAAGAATCATATTGAACAGCTTAAATGTAAGCATTACGATATCCAGCTAAAGATTAATCAGCTTGTGCATACACATGGACCCGAAGACGAAATCAATCGTCTTAAGAAAGAAAAGTTAAGGATTAAAGATGAACTCAAAAATTGTGAACACAAATTATCTTGATACCATCCGTGAAGTAGCTAACAAGCATTATCTTAATGCTTGTAAGTTGGTTGGTACTGCTGCTACTATTGTAGGCGCACTTGCTACTGCTGGCGGGTTTGACCCGGTCAACATTATCGCATTTAACGTTGGCGCTGTATTCTGGCTTCTTGCTAGCATTCGTATGAAGGATGCTACTCTAATGTCTGTTAACGCAGGTCTCCTTGGCATTTACGCACTCGGTGCAATTGTAAGGTTTATTTAATTATGAAAGACAATATCATATCTGCCCTTAAGGCTAGCTTTGAAGCAAGCATTCAAAAGCATAAGTTGAACATTGACATTATGCTTAACAAGCCAATGGCTATTCATGAACACACTGACTTTATGGGCGCAGTTGAACTTGAACTTGCACAAATTGCCGAGTACGAAGATAAACTAGAAGCACTTACGAAATATTTTTCGTAAAAGGCATCTTTTTGGTTGACATTACCCTCCCGATTTGATATAACAGTAATTGTTGAAACGCTGTTGAAAGGCTTTTGAGTATGACTACTGTTCTTGTCAAGTCGGGTGAGTATCGTAATCTCCCAGTTATCAATACCCAGTTCACGCTTGTTGAGGGTATCAAGCATGGCGCAAAAGGCGCATACATCACTGTGAAAAATGAAGGTCAGTTTCCCCATCAGATTGATAAGGTCAAGGTCCGCATTGAGGGTCCTGACTGCATCGAAGTCAACGGTGTTGCTCCTTCTGCAACTGTTGCAGAAACAGATCAGGATGCAATGGATCGCATTGCTACTCGCTTCGAAATCCTCGATGAAATGTCTGCTGCTTGTATCAAGGGCGACATTCGTGCGATGATCGTTTCGGGTCCTCCGGGCGTAGGTAAGTCGTTCGGGGTTGAAGCCCAGCTTGACAAGTCCTCACTGTTTGACAAGCTTGCTAACAAGCGTCAGAAGTATGAAGTTGTCAAGGGTGCAATGACTGCACTCGGTCTGTATGCCCAGCTGTATCGTTACAGTGAAAAGGGTAACATTCTCGTATTTGATGACTGCGATAGCGTGTTCGGTGATGAACTTTCGCTGAACATTCTCAAGGCTGCGCTTGATAGCGGTAAGCGTCGGCGCATCTGCTGGAACTCGGACTCACGCCTTCTGCGTGACGAAGGTATCCCTAACTCGTTCGACTTCAAGGGTGGTGCAATCTTCATCACGAACCTCAAGTTCGAAAACGTCAAGTCTAAGAAGCTGCAAGATCACCTTGAGGCTCTGGAATCACGTTGTCACTTCATCGACTTGACCATCGATACCGAGCGTGATAAGATGCTGCGTATTCGTCAGGTCAACCGCGATGCTGACGGTGGTCTGTTCAAGGACTACAACTTCCAAAACAATGAAGGTGCAGCAGTCCTCGACTTCATGCAAGAAAATCAGAAGCGTTTGCGTGAACTGTCAATCCGTACCGCACTCAAGATTGCTGACTTGATTAAGATTTCCCCGAACAAGTGGCAAGCACTTGCTATCAGCACAGTGATGAAACGGGGCTAACTTACATAATAATAAAAATGCCTTTCAACAAACTTTCGGGGACTTCGGTCCCCGTTTTTATTGCTTTTAGTCACAAACTATGTTAGAATGACATTATGAAAAACAAAGAACAACTGTTGTATTTCTTCTTGCAAGTAGGCAAGGTCAGCTTGAGTCAGTATGACTACAAGTTTATGGCTAATCTACAGACAATGAT